TCCGATCTCATTGCGAACAGAGAAATATTTCGGACTTGTTGCCGTTGACTATTTTTTTGATATGTGTTGTTGCTTCGTTTATGCCGCATTTTTGACATTTCATAGTTTTTACCTCCTTTGTGGTGACCTAAGCGGGCGATTCGTGAATCGCCCCTACAAAGATTCTTCGCTTTCGCTCAGAATGACGGGCTGAATTCTATACAAGATTAACAAGTATATTTTTCAGCATTTTAGCTCGGATAATACCCTTTTCGGGATAGCTGACGGGAATGGAATTGTCGCTGAGTGCCGCAAGTATTATCGCGGCTTCACGCTGGGTGATTATGCCGCAGCTGAACATATCCCGTATAAGCGCCGTTGTACTTGCGGAAGAAATGGAACTTCCTATGGCGTTCACTGCGTGGAAGATATAGCTTTTGTCCTTGGGAGCTGTTCTTGTAATTCTGATATAACCGCCGCCGCCACGCCTGCTCTCTACACTATAACCTCTTTCGGGTGAAAATCTTGTTGAAATGACATAGTTGATTTGCGAGGGCACGCAGTTGAACCTGCTTGCAAGTTCGTTGCGCTGCAGCTCGACCTCCTGACTTTCCTCAAGCATTTCTTTGATGAATTCTTCGATTATATTACTAAGCTTCATTTCTGTGCTCCTTTTTGACTTTGACTTTCTTTGACCTTTGATTTTATTATAGCATTGAAACTTTAAAAGTCAATAGGGAAATTGTAAAGAAATTATGAATTGGAAAATTAGGCAAATATTCTTTTGCATTTCATAAGCTTACACTATCGATATGACTTGTGGGGGAGTGCCGTAGGGTGTAGAACAGATGTGAACTGTTTGTAAATGTCGGGGACGACATTTCGTCGCATCCACCTTATTTATCGCTACCTTCTCTGCAAGAGGAAGGCATTCCACTTCTCGTGGTTTGGGCTTGGGTAGTGTAGGATAAAAACTAATTCTTTACAAAAGTAAAATGGTGTAGTATAATAAACTCAATAATAAACGAATTGCGAAAGAGGTTTTGGTTATGAGTAAAGTGACTGTGCTTAATCACAGCTTGCTGACACACAAGCTTACATTGCTTAGAGATAAGAATACAAGTGTTAAGGACTTCAGAGATTTGGTATACGAAATTGGCAAGCTGATTGCATACGAGGCAACCCGCGAGCTGCCGCTTGATGAGGCTTTAGTTGAAACCCCTATTTGCGAAACAAAGGGCGGACTCCTTAAAAAACAGCCGGTGCTTGTGCCGATTCTTCGTGCAGGGCTTGGTATGGTTGAACCGTTCCTCGAAATTATACCTGCGGCAAAGGTGGGACATATCGGTCTTGAACGAGACCACGATACACATCTGCCGAAAGAGTATTACTGCAAGCTGCCCACAGATATTGCTGAGCGTGAGGTTATAGTTCTTGACCCGATGCTTGCAACGGGTGGCAGTGCAAGTGCGGCAATTGAGTTTATCAAAAAACGCGGTGCAAAAAATATCCGTTTTGCCTGCACAATTGCAGCACCTGAGGGTGTTGAGGTTTTGAAAAAAGACCATCCCGATGTTGATGTGTTTGTCGGCGTGCTTGATGAATGTCTTAACGAGAATGCGTATATTGTTCCCGGTCTTGGTGATGCAGGGGACAGATTGTTTGGGACGCTGTAAATAATCGAAGGGATATTACATTAGTTAAAAAGACCTTGCTTGGTATATTAAGCAAGGTCTTTTTGATTGGAAAGAAGTTGATGGGAGCGAGGAGTTTGAAAAAACACCTCATCCACCGCAAGCGGTCCCCCTTCCCCTCAAAAGTGGAAGGCTGTGTCGGGGTGGAGTAAGGGGGCCTAAGATTCTTCGGCTGTGCCTCAGAATGACAAAATGGGCGATTCGTGAATCTCCCCTACGGTTGGGGTTGGGCGCTGAGGGTCACGGACTGTCGAGGACGCCAGTCCCTACAATGTATTGTTTGCAGAGTGACAAAGCGGGCAAACATAGTTTGCCCGCTTTGTTTTTAATTAGTCTTTAAATTCACGGATGAGGAGCTTGGGGACGCCGAGGACACGGCAATGCTCCAAATCCTCGTTCTCAATCTTTACGGTCGGGTGGTTGGGGTTTATGGGGACTAATCTCAGCCAGTTTTCACCAAACTTATATTCCACCTTTTTGAGGGTGGCGTTTTCGTCGCCGTAGATGATTACTCCAATCTGGCCGCTGTAATCCATTGTTGACTGCTTTAACACCAGAACCTTATCCCCGTCCTGATACTGGGGGTACATACTGTCGCCTTTTACACGGAGTACAAAATAATTCTCCTTGCCTCTGCCGGCAATATACTCGGCAGGGATTTTGATTTTGTCGCCTTCCCAATCCTCAACGGCTATATGCTCGTAGCCTGCAGCCACCTCGCCGATTACCGGAAATTCAACATAATCTGTTGTAATTTCGGGAGTAGGGAGTTTTTTGTATATGTGCTCCATTCCGTACAGCGTTCCTGACGGAAGATTCAGCACTCGTTCAATTATGGGCATTGCGTCCGGGGGGAATTTCTTTGTCTCGCCGTTTTCATATCGGTGCAGAGTTGATTTGGCGATACCGGTCAGCTCCGAAAGTCTGGCAAGACTGATTCCCTTTTCCTTTCTTACTTTTTTTAACAATTCATTTTTTAACATGTTGGGTTCACCGCCTTGTGCTTTATTGTATCACGTTTATCCCAATTTTGCAACAAAATTTTAATAAAATTCAAAAAAAAATCCCAAAAGTGGGTTGACAAAGCAGGAAAATTATGGTAGGCTATGTTTGTCCCAGTTATGGGACGAGAAATGAAGGGCGGTGAAATGGGGCGCAAATACAAGAGAAAAATATTTTTTTTACAGAAGATGTCCCGAAAGTGGGACAAGGGAAAGAGGTGAGCAATGGGGATTACGGATTATGAGATTTTGATTACAGAGAGGTTTGGGAGCCGGGCGGATGATGAGAGGTCGGCGGAGTTTTGTGAGGAGTGCAAGATGGAGATTGACTTTGTTGATGATGAGCCGTGTCGGGATGAGATGGGGCGGATATTTTGTTCGGTGGAGTGTTTTGTGAAGTATTACGGATGGGAGAAGATAAGTTAATAATGAATAATTGAGGTGAAAATGCGGGGCGTTTTTTTGAATGGAAAGGCGTTGGGGGTCACGGTTTGTTACAATCCTCCCGTCGCACTTCGTGCGCCACCCTCCTTTACACAAGGAGGGCTATGACAAACCCTACGATTGGGGTAGATAAAGATTTTTTGGAGGAATGCAAATGACAAAAGAAAAGCTTATGCAGCTTTATTATTTAAACAGGGAGATTATGAATGACACGGAGGAGCTTGTTGAGCTTAAGATTAAGGCGAGAAAATCCGAGGGGACACGGAAAAATTCCGAAAAGGAAAAGATTATTGCGGAGCATGAGGCGAGGTTGGTTGAGAAGGTAAGGCGTTGCAAGAGGCTTCGTGATGAGATAAATGAATTTATAGACGGGATTGAGGACAGTTTCACCAGACAGATTATATATTACCGGTATGCAAAGTGTATGTCCTGGCGTAAAGTTGCGTATATGACCGGTGGAGGAAACACCGAAAACGGAGTGAGAATGGCTGCTGCCAGGTTTTTGAAGAAGTGTGAGAAGGGAAAATAGTAAGTGGTGTTTTTTGTTCGGTGTGTTCTGATAGAATAAAAATCAAGGAGGCGAGGCAATGGCGACACAAAAGAAGAGTTCCGCCAAGGCGGAGGACAGTCTTGTTACCGAATACATACTTTCCAAAAAGAAGGCGGCGTGCAAGATTATTGACAGGATAATGAAGGAGTTTAAGAATGAGGAACGAATTCAAAGTGCGCCGCTTAATCAGCTTTCGTCGGTGATGGGGACTTTGCTTGACAAGTTCGGTGCGGACGAGAAGGAGAAGGCATCGGACGGGCAGCTTGCAGAAATTCTTGGGGATTTTGAAGAGGTGAGGTAAAGTTATGAAAAGATACAGAAACCTTACAGACAAGCAGAACGAGCTGATGGAAGCCGCCAAGGGCGGGCTCAGGCGTATTAATATTTTACACGGAAGTGTCAGGTCGGGTAAGACCTGGATAAGCCTGGTGCTCTGGTGTGTCTGGATACGGAATATGCCGCCCGACAAGGCGTACATAATGACGGCAAAAACGCTTACCACATTAAAGCGGAACTGTCTTGATTTGCTTGAGGTTCTTGCCGGAAGAAAGAATTTTTGGTATTCACTTTCCAAGAAAGAGGGGGAGTTATTTGGCAGAAAGATTTATCTTGAGGGGGTAAGTGATGCCGGTGCGGAGAGCAAAATTCGTGGGATGACCCTTCAGGGGGCGTATTGTGATGAGGTTACGCTTTTTAATGAGGAGTTTTTCAATATGTTACTCTCAAGGCTTTCGGAGCCGAATGCCAAGCTGTTTGGCACGACCAATCCTGACAATCCCAATCACTGGTTCAAGGTGAATTACATTGACCGTCGGGACGAGCTTGATTTTTTTATGATGGAGTTTTTGATTGACGACAATACTTTTCTTGACAAAAAGTATGTGGACGAGCTTAAAAAGGAGTACACGGGGGTTTTTTACCGGAGGTTTATTTTAGGGGAGTGGTGCAGTGCTGAGGGGCTTGTTTACCCGATGTTTGACAAGGCACGGCACATTATCCGCGAGGTTCCGGAGACTGAGGGGTGTGCGGAATATTATATATCAATTGACTACGGGACCCTCAATCCGTGCAGTATGGGGCTATGGCGGCTTGATGACCGGGGGGCGGTGAGAATACGCGAGTGGTATTACTCGGGCAAGCAGCAACGGGCTTTGCTTACGGATGAGGAATATTACGAGAGGCTGGAGCGTTTGGCGGAGGGGGTTTTGGTTAAGTGTGTGATAATTGACCCTTCCGCTGCCAGCTTCATTGCCACCATAAGGCGGCACGGCAGATTTGCGGTTCGCAAGGCGAACAACTCGGTTCTGGACGGAATCAGGCTTACGGGGACGCTGCTTCAGGGGGACAAGCTATTAATTCACGAGTCCTGCGAGGATGCAATCCGGGAGTTTGGTGTATATTCCTGGGACGAGAATTCGGCGGAGGACCGTGTGGTTAAGGAGTTTGACCATGCGATGGATGATATAAGATATTTTTGCGCTACGGTGGCGGCGAAGAGGCTGCTGTAAGATAAGTTGGTTTAAGAGAGGTAGATTTATGTTTGAAGGGATTAGAGAATTTTTAGGGAGGAGAAACAAGGAAATGTATAACAAAAGTATGATGAGGAATGTTCTGAAGAGGGACATTGCCATTTCGCCCGAGATGGCACAGCTTCAGAGTATCTGGCGTGAGATGTATGAGGATGGTTCGGGCTTGCATTTAGCTGCGGCGATTTCCTTTGAGATGGCGAGGATGGTTACGCTGGAGCTCAGTTCAAAGGTTACGGGCGGAAAGAGAGCGGAGTTCCTTAACGAGGCGTATCAGAAGGTGATTGAAAATATCAGGATCCCGGTGGAGCACGGGTGTGCCAAGGGTGGCATGGTTATGAAGCCGTATGTTGCAAACGGTGAAATACGCGTGGATTACATTCAGGCGGACGGATTCTTCCCTACGGCGTTTGACGAGTCGGGAAGGATTACCGGTGCAATATTTGTTCAGCCGCTTGTGAAAGATGGTGTGTACTATACACGGCTGGAGGAGCACAAGCTTATCGGAGAATGTTACGAGATTTCCAATCGGGCGTTCAAGAGTCACAGCCGGGGGAGTATTGGCCGCGAGGTGCCGATTGCATCCGTGACGGAATGGGCAAATCTTGCGGAGAGCCTTGCAATCGGGAATGTAAAAAGGCCGCTTTTCGGCTATTTTAGGCCTGCGGTTGCAAACACTATTGAGCCTGCGTCACCCATTGGGGTTTCGGTATTCGCCAATGCGGTCAACTTAATTCAGGATGCGGACAAGCAGTATGAGAGGTTCTTATGGGAGTTTGAGAGCGGTGAGCGTGCGCTGATTGCCAACACGATGGCGTTCAAGCGGGACAAGGACGGCAGACCCAGGCTCCCCGACAAGAGACTTTACAAGACTTTGGATGTGGAGGATATCGACTTCTTCCGTGAGTGGTCGCCGCAGATTCGGGAGGCAGAGTTCTCCAGTGGGTTTGACAAGATATTCAGACAGATTGAGTTCAACTGCGGGTTTGCTTACGGCACGCTTTCGACAATGAACAACAACGACAAGACGGCAGAGGAAATCAGGACATCAAGGCAGCGCAGCTACACCACTATTACAGATAATCAGAAGGCGCTTCGCAATGCGCTCAATGATTTGGTGTATGCGATGGATGTATGGTGTACCCTATATAATCTTGCACCGCTCGGCAAGTACAGCACTGAGTTTGAATTTGACGACAGCATTGCGGCTGATCGAAAGACCGAGTTTGAGGAAAAGGAGCGGCTTGTTGAGAACGGGATTATGATGCCCTGGGAGTTCCGTATGTGGTATTTCGGCGAGGATGAGGAGACGGCGAAGAAGGTTGTTGGAGGGTAAGATTCTTCGGCTGCGCCTCAGAATGACAGAGTGGGGCTTTTGGTGTCACGGGCCGTCGAGGACGCCGGCCCCTACAATGTGACATTTGTGAAATGACAATATGGGGAGAGAAAATAAAAATTTGTCCGGAATGACGATAAACTAACGGTATAAATTGCAGAGAGTTACTGCGAGAACAAACTGAAAGGAGTTATAAGCTTATGACAAGAGACGATTTGAGAGGAATTATTGAAGGGATTACTGATGAACAGCTGAAAAGAATTCTGGATATACATTCTCAGGGAGTCGGAAAGGCAAAGGGAGAGGTTGAAGGGTTAAAGCTTCAGCTTTCCGAAGCAGAAGCAAAGCTTGCAGGATATAAAGAAACGGTGAAGAGTCTTGAAAACAGTCAATGTGAGGCAGAAAAAATGAAGATTAAGATTGAGGAGCTGCAAAAAGTCATTGACCAAAGTGAGGCGGCAAAGAGCCGTGAAGCTCTTGAAAAAAGATTCGACAATGCGGCAGGCGATGCAAAGTTTTTGAACGATTTTACGAAAAGCGGTCTTATGGCTGAGTTTCTGGAGGCGGTTCAGGACGAAAAAAACGCCGGCAGGTCCGATGGCGAGATTTTCGGCGGGCTTGTTGACGGTCGTGAGGACATCTTTGCACCTGATGAGGGGGTGCCGACGGTTATTGCGTCCACGATGGGATTTGGTGGACAGATTACCGAGAATGATGTTCGTGAGATTATGGGGCTTGCGCCTCAAAACTAAATTTACAGAAAAGTGAGGAAATTTTAAATGGCAAATTCAATTGAGAAGTTCAAGCAGTACATAAATGTACTGGACGAGGTTTACAAGGTTGCGTCTGTTACCGCTGTGCTTGACGGCAACAACCGTCTTGTCAGAATGGGTGCAAATGCAAACGAGATTATCATTCCCAAGATGTCTATGGACGGTCTTGCGGATTACAGCCGTGAAAACGGTTATGTGGGCGGCGATGTAACGCTTACAAACGAAACTGTTACATTCAACTATGAGAGAGGTCGTTCGTTTACTATTGATGCGATGGACGATGAAGAGACTGCAGGCGTAGCCTTCGGTCAGCTTTCAGGGGAGTTTATCCGCACCAAGGCGGCACCTGAAATTGATGCGTTCCGTTTTGCTCAGTATGCATCAACTGACGGTATCGGCAGTGCGTCTGCGACACTTAACGATCCTCAGGATACACTTGCGGCGCTTATTGCGGCTCAGAATGCAATGGACGAGGCTGAGGTTCCTGCAGAAAGCAGAATTCTGTTCATTACTCCCACTCTTTACAACGGTGTGATGAACATTGACACAACAAAGTCTAAGGCGGTGCTTGATTCATTTGCGCAGATTGTTAAGGTTCCGCAGAGCAGATTCTATACTGCGATTGACCTTTACGACGGTTCAACCGACGGTGAGACTGCGGGACATTTTGTGAAGAATGCAGACGGCAAAAACATCAACTTTATGGTGATTGAAAAGTCGGCGGCTATTCAGTATCAGAAGCATCTTGTGAGCAAGGTGGTTACTCCTGAGGAGAACCAGACTTCAGATAGCTGGAAGTTCTTCTACCGTTCATACGGTATTGCTGATGTTTATGAAAACAAGGTAAGCGGTATTTATCTGCACAAGGCTGAGGCGTAGTTGTCGGCCCACATTCGGAAGGGGGAGGATTATGCGGACAGTTGGTCTTATTGAGATAAAAAAGAAGAGCCCTGCAAAGAAGAAGGCGACAGGCTCGAATTCCGAAAGAGGTGGTAAAAATGCAAAAAGTTAATGTGGACTATGCTTTTTACCTTAATGAGTTCTGTTGTGGGGGAGAGGCAACTCTCCCTTCCGGAGAATTCGAAAAGTATATTAAGCGGGCAAAGCTTGAAGTTTCAGGGCTTGGGGGAAAGTTTTACACTGATTTTGAAGATGAAATAAGGCTTTGTCTTTGCGAGGTTGCGGAAGTTCTTTATTCTGCGGCGAAATCCGGAAATATCAAAGCTGAGTCGGTTGACGGGTATTCGGTTACCTTTGCGGAAAATTACAATGTTCGGGACAGGCTGAGAGGTATTGTAGTTCAGAGGCTTGGAAACACCGGAATTTTGTATGCGGGGGTGGAGTGATATGCTCACAAACGGCGAGGTGACAATTTTTTGCCTTGACGAGAGTCGGGAGGAATATATTGTGAAAGCCACGGTGCCTGCGTGGGTGCGGCATCAGATGCGGCTTCGTGACCAGGGCAGCGGTGTGCGGCGTTGCGATACTTTTGATATCCGGATTGAGTTGGGACTTG